GAAATGGTGCTAGGTCAGTGATGCGTGGTGGTATTCGTTTCTAAGATAAACAAAAGGCCCGTGTGGTGCGGGCCTTAATTTTCGTTGCAGGAGTATAGTATATGGCATGTTTTCATCCCGTTCAAGCCTTGCGTCCGCGTACTGGAAGTGAGTCTACTAAGTTAATTTTTAATCCAAATCCCCGTTCTGAGGGTGATTTAATTCAGGTTCGTTGTTGTCAGTGTGTTGGTTGTCGTACGGATCATGCCCGTGAATGGGCTGTTCGTTGTGTTCATGAGGCTAGTTGTCATGAAGCTAATTCGTATCTTACGTTAACATATGCTCCTGAGAAGGTGCCTGAAGGTTATACTTTGGTTCTTGAGCATTTTCAGGATTTTATGAAGCGTTTTAGACAGCGTTTGGTTGATGATTTGTGGCGTAAGAAGATTTCTGAGCATTCTGGTGAAGTTACTAAGGATATTAAGCGCTTTTTGAGGAAGCTTGCCCAAAAAGAGGCTCCCAAGATTAAGTTTTTTCATGCTGGTGAATATGGTGAGGAGTATGGTCGCCCTCACTATCATGCTTTGATATTTGGTTATGATTTTCCGGATAAGAAGTTTTACAAGGTTTATAAGGGTAATCGTTTGTATCAGTCAGAGTTTTTAAGTTCTTTATGGACGTTAGGTTATGCGACTATAGGCGCTTTGACGTTTGAGTCTGCTGCTTATGTTGCTAGATATTGCATGAAGAAGATTACAGGTGTACAAGCGGATGCGCATTATACGGTAGTTGATGAAGAGACTGGTGAAATTTTTAAGCGTAAGCCAGAGTATACGACAATGAGTCGTAACAAAGGTATTGGTAAAGAGTGGTACGATAAGTACAAGCATACCGACCTATATAATAGTGATAATGTAGTGTTACCTGGTAGGTCACCATTGAAGATTCCTAAGTATTATGATAACAATTACAAGATGGAACATCCCCTCGAATTCGAGGATCTCCAATTTAAGCGAGCTGAGCGAGCGCAGTCTAGGGCGCATGAGAATACGCCCGAAAGGTTAGCCGTTCGTAAGCAATGTTTTGTTGCTAATATGAATAGATATAAAAGGGAAATTGAATAATGAAGACAATGGTATATGTGGTTTATGATTCTAAGGCGGAAGCGTACTTAAATCCTCTTTTTTTTCAGTCTAAAGGTGTAGCTATTAGATCTTTTACTGAAGCTGCTAATGATAAAGAGTCTCAAATGGGTAAATACCCTGGTGATTATACGTTATTTGAATTGGGATCTTATGATCCTTTGACTGCTAAGTTTGATTTGCATGCCTCGCCTGTTAGTGTTGGTGTTGCGATTGAATTTGTTAAGCAACCTGTACAGCCTGTTAATAGTGATCCTGGTTTTTTGGATCGTATTAGCTAATTTTTATTGTAACCAAGCCCGGCTTGTCCGGGCGCGGTAGCGCGATTGATAAGGAAAGTTTATGCGTTTTGGACACGGCCGTGTTAATTCTACTAATTCTAAGGCAGAACATACTTTTGCTTCTGTTCCCTCTGCAAATATTCCTCGTTCTTCTTTTAATCGTTCACACGGTTACAAAACGACATTTAATGAAGGTTACCTGATTCCTATTTATGTTGACGAGGTTTTACCTGGTGATACGTTTAATTTAAAGCTTACTGCGTTTGCTCGTATGGCTACGCCTACTTATCCGTTAATGGATAATCTATATTTAGATACACACTTCTTTTTTGTGCCGAATCGTTTAATTTGGAATAATTGGCAAAAAATGTGTGGTGAACAGGCAGAGCCAGATGATACTACTGACTATGTTGTACCTACGATTACAGCGCCAGCGGTTACAGGTGTTACCGCTTCTAGTTTGTTTGATTATTTGGGTGTTCCTACCGAAGTAGCGTCGATTACGTTTTGTGCGTTATTTAGTCGGGCGTATAACTTAATTTATAATGAGTGGTTTAGAGATCAGAACCTACAAAATAGTGTTGTGGTTGATAAGGACGATGGTCCAGATACTTATACAGATTATGTATTGTTACGTCGTGGTAAGCGCCATGATTATTTTACTAGCGCTTTACCTTGGCCCCAAAAGATTAATGATGGCTCTACGCTCAATGTCCCACTTAGCGGTACAGCTCCTGTAACAGGGATTGGTAAATACAATCAGGTTTTTTCAGTGTCTAATCAGGCAGTGTATGAAACTGGCACAGTTGGTACGACTACTTATCCGTATTCTGAGGCTATTAACATTGGTTACACGGAAGGAACGGTTTATATCGAAGGTTCAGCTGCTACTGGTGGTTATCCTCAGATTTATGCTGATTTATCAGAGGCTTCTGGCATTACTATTAATGCTTTGCGTGAATCATTCCAGATTCAAAAAATGTTTGAGCGTGATGCGCGAGGTGGTACTCGTTATACTGAAATTATTCGTAGTCATTTTGGTGTCGTGTCTCCTGATGCTAGATTACAACGACCCGAATTTTTAGGTGGCGGTTCAGCCCCTGTTATCCATAATCCTATCCCTCAAACTAGTGAAACTACAGTGAATTCGCCACAAGGTAATCTTGCTGCTTATTCTACTGCGTCGATTCATGGTCACGGGTTTGTTAAATCATTTGTTGAGCATGGAGTAATTATTGGACTTGCTAGTGTTCGTGCTGATCTTAATTATCAACAGGGTCTTAATCGGATGTTTTCGCGTTCTACGCGTTATGACTTTTATTGGCCTGCCCTATCTCATCTTGGTGAACAAGCTATTTTAAATAAAGAAATTTATATTCAAGGTAATGCTAATGATGATCTTGTCTTCGGATATCAAGAGCGCCATGCGGAATACCGTTATAAGCCTGGTCTTATTACTGGCCAGTTTCGCTCTAACTATGCAACAAGTCTCGATGCTTGGCACTTGGCCCAAGATTTTGGCTCTCTCCCCACACTTAATAGCACTTTTATTGTGGAGAACGCACCTATGGCTAGAGTTCTCGAAGTAGATGATCCGCATTTTATTTTAGATGCGTATTTTGCTCTCAAGTGCGCACGGCCTATGCCGGTTTACAGCGTACCTGGTTTAATTGACCACTTCTAAGGAGCCTCTTATGTGGCCTTTGGCTATTGCGACGGGTATTGGCGCTGGGCTTTCGTATTTAGGTACTGCGAAAGCCAATCGCGCCAATCAGCGGATGGCGCGTGAGCAGATGGATTTTCAAGAGCGTATGTCAGGTACGGCTTATCAGCGGTCACGTGCAGATATGCGTGCCGCTGGTTTGAATCCCATTCTTGCAGCTAAGATGGGTGGTGCCTCTACACCTGGTGGAGCTATGGCAGTTTCTCAAAATGAAGCTGCCGAGTTACCTCGGAGTATTGCTACTGCTATTGAGATTAAACGGATGTCTGCTGAGGTGGCTAACTTACAAGCTCAGAATAAGTTAATTCTTACTCAAGCTGAGAAGGCTGCTATGGAGACTAAAGCTACTGCGTTACAGATTAGGCGTGGCCAGTTGGCCATTCCTGGTGAAGAATTTGAATCCAAGATGGATGAATCTTGGTTTGGCAAGATTTTGCGTGGTGCTGGTCGTATTGGTGATGTCGTTAACCCGATTAAGGGTTGGTTCAAGAAAGCACCTGTTATTAACAACTATCGGAGATAATTATGCGTATTAGGGAAAGAGTACAGTTAATTTGTGAGGATGTGTCACTTACTAAGCAAGCTTTCAAAGAAGATTGTGATATCAATCATATTTTTAAGAAGTGGAAGAAGGATGGAATCCTTACCCACGTAAATAAGTATCAGGGTCGCTATGACGACGTTTCTGGTATTCAGAGCTACCAAGATAGCCTAAATCAGATTATGGCTGCTGAAGAGGCTTTTATGAGCCTTCCTGCCTCTATTCGGAGTAAGTTTAAGAATGATCCTGGTGAATTTTTAGATTTTGCCATGGATGAAAAGAATTTTGACGAAATGGTCAAAATGGGGCTAGCTAAGGCTAAGCCCGATGGTGCTGTGGCGACCCCCCGTGAGGAGGCGCCAGCACCTCAACCCGAGGCGTAAGCCGAGGGCCGTCTATTGGCGTACTTGTTACCAATAGACGGACTGACAGATTTTTAGCGTAGCGAAATCTGGAAGACAGACCGTTAGGTCATATACCCGAGCGGAGCGAAGGGGTTTTTAGTCAAGGAGTTATATATGCGTCATCGTAGAAAGAGGTTCAAGTTAAGTCGTAAAGTATCGCGTAAGCATTTTCGCAAACACGCTCGTTACCATGTAAGAAATGGTGCTAGGTCAGTGATGCGTGGTGGTATTCGTTTCTAAGATAAACAAAAGGCCCGTGTGGTGCGGGCCTTAATTTTCGTTGCAGGAGTATAGTATATGGCATGTTTTCATCCCGTTCAAGC